ACTGGCCGCTATACATTTGCGGCCGCTTCAGCGTAGGCGGCCGAGCGCGCGGCGTGCTTGTGCCGCTCGATCAGGATAGCGCCGCCGACCAGGACGGCCGCAGCCGCAGCCGCCACCCAATACCAGACATGGGAAGACTGAACCGCGACGGCCGTCACAGGTGCCGCCGTGGTCGCGGCGGCAGCAGCCGCGCTCTGTGCGCTCACGGCCTTTCCGTTCGCCTGGGTTGCCTCCTGGGCGAGGGCGGCCTTGACAGTCTCGGGCGTCGAGGAGGGCGACGCGGCAAGGAACATGGCGACCGCCTTGGCCTCTACGCTTGCCACGCGCGCCGACCAGCCGCCCTTGAACGTGTTCCAGATAGCAAGGTGCTGGAGGTAGCCGAGACGCTTCGCACATAGCGCCTGGATTGCCTTGACGCCGTTGACGGCCTTGGCCTTGGCAACGGTTTGATCGCCGATCTTACCATCAACTCCAGCGCCAACAACGGCCTGGAGATCGCGAGCGGCGCGACCAGGGCCGGAGTTAACGCCGTAATCCCAGGTTGCCAGATCCAGACCGGCCGGAAGATCGTCGCCGCGCACTGCATCCCAATATTTCTTTTGGTAGATCGTCATGGCCTGGGCGGCCGTCAGGTTTTTGATATCGAGGTTCGGGAAGGCGGCGGCCGAGATACCCATATTGGTTCCCTTCAGTTCGCCGACGCCAACCTTGCCGCCAGTCCAGTTGCCAGGGTCCGCTTTGTTCGCGGTATAGCCGCCTTCGTAGGCGGACGTGATGCGCCAGCAGGCGGGGAAGTTATTGAGCATGATTGTTCCTTTCGGGTGAGAACGAAACAACCATCCGCGCCGATGGTTGGCATTAGAAACACCAACCCGGCAGGAGCCGAAGCAATGACGGAAATTAAAGGATTGCCGGTCGCAGGATATCGCGACCAGAACGAAGCAACCGTTGCGCTCGTGAACGCAAACAAGCAGGCAGAGGAATCAATCTTGCGCCTGTTCGACGCCCTGGGCCAGATCCCGGAAATCGATAAGCGTTGGCTCGCCATCGGCCGAACTGACATCGAGAAAGGCTTTATGGCCGTCAACCGCTCGATTTTCAAACCGGCGCGCGTACGCCTCCCCACAGACCCCGTTACCGAATAACCAGACGCGGAACTCCTTCGCTATCAGGTTCCTATGAGATAGCGCAAACATGCCCCTTATTGATTTCGAAGGGAGAGGCGGCCGCCGCATCATCTGGTTAGGTCATATTAACGGCTGCTGAATTTGGGGAAATTGGAATAGCAAGAGGGCGCGACGGAATGAGCCGTTCGCGCCCTCTCTATTTTTAGAACACTTCATCCATTTCATCTAGCAGGCTTTTGCGCTTGCCGTCGTCAACCTTGACCGTCTTCAGCTTGATACCCTTCCAGATAACGCCCGCGTTGGTGCGCTGTTTCCGCATGGCCGGGAGCGTCTGGAGGCGCGCGCTAAACTCGCGCAAGGACAGAATGAAGCTTTCGCGGTGGCCTTCTTCGGTCGCCCATGTCTTGAAGTCCTTATAGAGCGCGGAAGCAGAATGCCAACCGCCCATAGGCGGGGCTTCCGTCCGCTCGCAATTGCGCTCAAACCATTCAACAAGCGGATCGCTTTGCAACCATTCTTGCAGCGCCTGGGCCGACGACTTCGGAACCGTATAAGCCCCGTTCCGCTTCAGCCGGATTGCGCCGTCAACAGCGAAGGCCAGGAGCGCCGCCATTTCGTCGCGCTTAATCCGCTCCAGAATATCGGCGATAACCTCATTATCGGGAATGGTCCGTTCGAATTTCAGGACCACCATTCGCCGTTGAATACCCCTATCCATGCCGCCCGCAAACGTCGGGAGGCGGTTTGTCGTGAAGACATGGACGGCGCGAGGCCGGAAGGTGAAGGCCGACTTATACAAGTCGCGGCCTTCCATGGGATCGCCGGTAACGGCCTGCTTGAACGCCTCGCCATTAATGTTCCCGCTGATTTCATCCGCGACGTTCGCGGCTTTGCCAGCGAGATTGATGATACGGGCATCGTCCGAAAGGTTCGCGGGCGAGATCGAGGACACCGCGCCTTTCGGCAGAAGGATGGAGATCAGCCCCGCAATCGTTGACTTGCCGTTGCTTGCCGTCTCACCCAGGAACACGAAGGCTTTCGGCTGGCGGATGCGCGTTGCCAGACCGAAGACGGCCGCGCCCAGGATCTCGCCAAGCAGCAAGGCTTTTTCTTCCGCGTCCTCGTCGCCGAGGAATGAGCCCGTAAGGAGCTTGTGCAGATATGTATCAGCATGGGGCTTAGCCGGTGCGGCCGGATCAAATTGAGCCTCGATTGCGAAGCGAAAGGCATCGTCTTCGCTATGCTCGCGAACCGTAGCAACGCCCGCTTCATCGAGCGTGATTGTGCAGTTGGACGTGTTCGCGCCAATCGTGGGGTCCATGAAGTATTCAGGATCGGCCGTTTGCACCTGGGCAACAGCAACGGTTCCGTTGATGTCGCTGCTATTCACCGTGACCTCCGTCTTAGGCTTGTTGACGACGCCGACGTTGCTAAACGGAAGAACGGCTTTCTTTACGAGATAGAGCGGCAGCACTTCCCAATGCTTGCCGTTGTAAACATAGAATTCGCCTTCAGCGTAGATGACGCGGCTTTTGGTGGCCGCCCTCACATATGTCACGAGATCCATCGCCATGTGATGTTGATCGTAAACGGCGAGATCCTGGTAAAATTTCGTGATACCCGCCATCCCGGCGACGCCGCGCTTGCCTTCGACCACTGCCGGGGGCGGCGCTAGATCGTCTTCAGGGGCGGCCGCTGGAGCGCGCGCCGGTTCCTCCTGGACAATCGGCGCAATTTCTTGCTCCCGCTCCTCCTGGGCCGCCTCTGGAGCGGGCGCGGCCCATGGCGCGGGCGGGGCGTCGGTAACGGTCGCGCGCATGAATGCATCAAGATCCGCCTTCACCCATCCGTCAGCAATGGCGTCGGCACAGTCCCAACCTTTCGGCCGCTCTTCTTTTCCATTCGTGACATCGAGAAAGCGAACGCGGCCGCCTTTGCCGTCAAGAATGGACTTGATTTCCAGCGCCGTCGCTACGCCTGGACCGTCGTTATCAGGCCAGATGATGACATTGCGGCCGTATAGCGGCGACCAGTCCGTGTGCTTGACGCCCTGCGTTCCACCTGCCCAGGAAACGACCGTTCGGCCCGTCTCCCTGGCGAGCGCGTCCTTGCATTTCTCGCCCTCGACAACGATCACTTGCCCGCCGTCGCCAAGCGCTTCCAGGCCATAGAGCGGCCGAGGCTTGGGGAAGGGGAAGCGGCACCAAGTCCGCGCACCATCGGGCAGGGTGACGCCCATGACCATAGGCGTTTCTTTGCCACCGTCTGGCAGATTGTGGCGCAGCACGTAGCCGAATGTCGAACCGTCTTCCCGGCAGTAGCGATGGACCGACGCCGGAACGAAGCCGCCCCATTCCGTGCGGTCGCCCTTGCGCTTCGGATTGTAGAGCTTGACGCGCCCAGGCTTCATGTCCGGTTGTGTTTCGAGCGGGACAATCCCCGCGTAAATGTCGCGCGCCTCGATCTTGCGCGGCGCGGCGTTCGGCATCATGGCGTTAGCGCCGTCCGCGATCCGGATAGCGTCAGGCAGGTTGACGCCCTTCACGCCCATGATGAAATCCAGCACGTCGCCTTTCGCGCCGCAGCCGAAACAGAAATAGCGGTCAACGCCATCGTCGCCGGTAAACAGCGAAAAGCTTTCGGTCTTCTCAGAATGGAATGGGCAGCAAGCCAGATATTCGCCGCCGTCCTTCACCAGCTTGAAGCCGAACCGGGAAACCACGTCTGACAAAGTTACGTCGCGCCGTATGCGCTCGACATCAGTTCCCATGCGAATTGCCCCAAAGTCTCAATGTTATGATGTGTTTTCCGCAACAGTCGCGAGGCAGTAAGCCCCGCGACGGTTGATTGCGGTTAGTCGAAGAGGATTTTTTTAAGGTCGTCTTCCGTCTTGGCGATACCGGCGCGACCGCCAGCAGCCTTGACGCAATTCAGGAAGTCCATTTGTTCCGCAGTTGCCCGCGTGTCGATCTTGGTTTCTACCACGGTGTATTGCGCGATAGTTGTTCCCACCATTTCAGGCGTGATCGTTTTGGACACCCACCCACCCAGGTCCGACCAGCCGGAAAAGCCAGCATGGAACGGCCGTGCATTCCTGATAACCACGTCTCCAGGTTTCACGGACACCTTGCGGGCCATCTTGATGCACTCGACCTTACCGACCCAGGCAAGCCCGGTATTTTGCCGCAGCAAGCGCGCGCCCCATTGGGAAGCAAGCCGCATGCAATGGCGCATGAAATCGGCCTCGCTCATGCCAGCATGACAGCCGCGAAGAGGAACCAGCCCCAGCCAAGATGGCCGGTAGCAGCAATAGCAGCGGCTGCGACAACGCACAAAGCGGGCAGAAAAATATTATCGTCCATGTTTCAATCTTTCGGTTTCGGGAAGTGTCTTCAGTAGCCATTGACCGTTAGAACGGGATGTCATCATCCATCTGGCGGCCGTAGCCATTGCCAGACTGGTCGCGACGGCCGCCGCCCTGGTTGCTACGATCATTGCCGCCGCCGTTGCCGTCATCGCGGTTCTGGCTAGAAAGCATCGTCAGCGTGCCGTTGAAGTTCTGCAGCACGATTTCCGTTGAATAGCGGTCGTTGCCGCTTTGGTCCTGCCATTTGCGCGTTTGCAATTGGCCTTCAATATAAAGCTTGTCGCCCTTGCCAACATACTGCTCGATGACCTTGCAGAGCCCTTCGTTGAAGCAAACGACCGTGTGCCATTCGGTCTTTTCGCGCTTCTCCCCGCTCTCCTTGTCCCGCCACGTTTCAGACGTAGCAAGCCGGAGGTTCGCAATCGGGCGGCCGTCCTGGGTCCGTCTGATTTCCGGATCGGCCCCGACGTTGCCGATAAGTTGAACTTTGTTGAGTGAACCAGCCATGATGGATTAACCTTTCATTTCCATGACAAGACGATACCCACGGCGATACCCTGGGTTGTCGATACCAACGCCGGAGCCCACAAGCTTGCGGCGCAGATGGTGAAGAGCGACCTTGAAAGCCGCGTACATGCGTGTGGGCGTCGGGCCGCCATCCGGATCATCGATATACATCGCGTCAAAGATCCGATCGGTTGAAACGGGCATCCCCTTGCCCTTCCAGATCGCCCCCAGGATACGGCCCTCAAGCGGCGCAATGTTGTAGGCGTCAATCATGATTTCGACCGTGGGCAGCGTCACAGCCTGCTTGCAGCAGGGGCAAACCAACGGCTTGATGATCTTCAAGGGACCGGCAAGCGGAGCAACGCCGGTTGCCGCGCGGGCCAAGTCGTCAAGGTCGCCATCCATGCGGCTAATGACGTGCGAGCCAGCCGCCGATACGTCGCCCCTTGGCGGGGTGTTGCCCCACTTGTGGGTATTGAGTTTAATTGTCATGCCCTCTTCCTTTCATTGCGCTCATCTGCGCGGGCTTGCCAGTAAGTCCAAAACTTTTCCGCCGCGTCGGCCTCTTGCGCCGCAGCAACGTCAAGCTCTTCAAGCTCAATGTTGACTTCAGCAACTTGGCGGCCGCCGCCTTTCGTTGCTTCTTTCTTGGGGAATACATAGCCGCAGTCTTCGCACTTCACGGCCGGAGGCTGGAAGCACATGCACTTAGGGCAATGTATGTTTACGATTTCCCGCTCTTTCTTAATGATCCCGTCCAGGGTCCATTCGTGCGGCTCATCTGGCAGACCAAGGCGTTCGAAGCCGCCGACCAGATCGAGCAGGATATGGGGAACGTCGGTGCCATCGCGGCGCAGGCCGCGACCGTGCTTTTGCAGATGCTTTGCGAGCGACGCCGTGGGGCTATCGTCAAGTACGCATTCAATCGTTACGTCGCGGTCAACCTGGGCGGATAGGTCGAAGCCCTCGCAGAACAGGGCGCAGTTAAACAACAGGTCAATCTTGCGATCCGCGAAATCTTCGAATGCTTGCCGCCGCTCGCCCTTTTCCGTCGTGCCGTCGAGGGCAATCGCGTTAATCCCGGCTTCCCGGAACATGAACGCGTGCTGCTCCGCTGACGCGACGGAGGGGCAAAAGCCGATTGTGCGCTTGCCGAAGGCATGCGTTTTCCATTTCTCGACCGCGTTCGCCACGACGGCGCGGCCCATCATCAGCTTTTCAACTTCCTCTTCGACAAACTCCCCGTTTTCGATTGCGAGCCGAGACAGATCCAGGCCCTTCGGCGCAAATGCGCGGTACTTCTGGAGCCTGCCTTGCTGGATCAACCAGCGCAGGTGCGGCCCGAGAACCATGGTTTGCCACACGTCGCCGAGCGGCTTGCCGTCCAGGCGTTGCGGCGATCCGGTCAGGCCGATGCACTTCGCGCCGGTTGACAGGTAGTATTTTGCAACGGCCGTCCAGCCGGTGGCGGCCGATAGGTGCGCTTCGTCTACGATCACGTAGCTTGCCGGGATTTTCTTCATTCGGTTCTTGAGTGAAGCAATCGAGGCGATGAAGACGCGATGATATTGATTGTAGTGGTAGCCGTTCGCGATGTACGAAAACGGGATACCGAACTTTTCGAAGGTCTTAGCCGTCTGCGTAATCAGGTCATTGCGATGGACCGCGAAAATGACGCGCTTACCAGACTGGAAGATTGCCCAAATCAGCGCCGCCGCCAGGACCGTTTTGCCAAAGCCCGTAGGGGCAAAGACCAGAACGGACGATGACGAACGGAGGGCAACGCGCAGATCGCCGCGCACCTTTTCCTGATCGGGAAATAGATTGATCACTTGCCCATCACCATGCGCTCAATACGATCCTGGTACGGCGCGAGCCGAGCGAGGCGCATGGACAGATGGACGAGGGCTTTGGCGTCCTCGTTGTCGACGACCATCACAGTGTCAGCTGGTTCACCGTCGCGCATCACCGTGCGAGCAATAAGCCTGTCGAGGAGCAAGGATTGCTCCATGAATGTGAGGGGTTTAAAGCCGCTCATCAGTCGCTATCCGGCAGGAGATCGGACGGAGACAGGTCAACGCCGAGACGCTTGGCCGCGTCCAGCAAAAGCACCTGGTCTTTTCCACTGATAAGGCCGGTTTCAGACTTCAGAGCGCGCGTGATTTTCGAGCGGTCGCGTCCGATAGCGATAGCGAGTTGGCGGCCAGTAAGGCCGAATCGCTCATAAACTTTTTGCCAGGGGGTCATTGATTTGTTCCGCCTACCTCGTAATTGCATCGCGAATCAGTTGCGATGTTCACAGGCTATGTTGCGGCTATCACATCGTCAACGGGGTGCGGCGTGATATTCGCACCATTTTGGCACAAATTTTGAGCGCGGTTTGACATTCGTGTTTCACAATGAATGCCTAGCCTTTACCGGTGCGGGGTCTTGCTCCATGGTGTGAATTGTGCAACAGATCCACTGCAAGAAATGAGGGACTAACAATGGCGCAAATAAATAGTGAGTGGTTTCAGGAGAAGCTGCGCAGCAACAACAAGTCGTTGCGTGGCCTTGCGCGGCATCTAAAAATTGACCCTTCCGCAATGTCCCGCATGGTTTCCGGCGAACGGCGCATGAAGATGGAGGAAGTGAGCCGTATTGCCGCCTTCCTTGCCGTTCCGGTTTCTGAAGTCATGTTGCATGCTGGCGTTGAAGTCGCCCCGGCGATGGAGGAGGCTATTCAGCTTTCGGCTGTCGTCAAAGAAGATGGGAGCATAGAGCTTATCGAACCGCAGTCGCTTCAGAAATGGATAATGGATAAGGCCATGATGACCATGGGCCTCATCAATCGGAAACTTGGAGCGATCCAGGTAAGGGCGGAAAGCGGCCCACTGGCGACGCTTGACGACGCGGTAATCTTGTATCAGCGCGACGGTGACAGCATAGAAGCGGAATCCCTTAATACTCTGTCAGTTTGCACAACAACGACAGGAAAGCGCTTCATCGGCACTGTAGAGCGCGCCAGGAAAACGGGCGAATCCGTCGTCATGCTCCCAAACGGAGAACACATTTCGGTCGCGCTTGAGGCGGCGACGCCGGTTCTATCCATCGTTCCATAAGCAAAAGGCCGCTAGAGTGAGACAAATCTCTAGCGGCCTTTTGGGTATGCTCACAGTCTAAAATGTCCTGCACCATTGCTCCTATGGCTGTCGCCCGATTTGAACCTTGCGGGGATGATCGGGCGGCGAAGCAATCCAGACCCTTCATTTGTCGTCTGTGATGTGATTTACACACTACGCTTGCGAAAGAGTCAAGCGGCCGCAATAAAATAATGTCGCCTCCGCATTTACCCATTGACGGAACTGCAAATCAGTTTTACGTGTTGTGTTGTTCGCAACACTCCAATGGGGTTTACACAATGACCGAAGAGACAACGGCAATCGACCCGGCAGTTGGCGCGGGCGAGAAAGCGGTGAAAGTATCGCCGCTAATCACCCACGCGCCAGGGATCTATTACGATATCTCCAACGAGGAATATCACAGCGGCGACGGAATTTCGAAATCCGGCCTCTGGACAATCTATACGCAGACGCCAGCGCATTTCAAATTCCCGCCCGAGAAAGAAGACAGCGCGCAGTCGCGCGCCGCCAAGGACTTCGGCACGGCCGTACACGCCGCAATTTTGGAGCCGGAAAAGCTTGAGACGCTGATTTTTCGCGGGCCTTCCGACCGTCGCGGCAACAAGTGGACCGACGCCGTAAAGGCGTATGAGGCCGGATTGCAGGGCCTGCCGCTCACTGAAGATATGTACGACCGCGTGCTTATCATCCGCGAGCGCGTTCACGCCAGCAATACGCTGAACCAGCTGTTGACCTCTGGCGATGGTGTCAATGAAATGTCTGTTTATGTGAAGGACGAGGAGACCGGCGAATTGAAGCGCGTTCGCGCCGACCGCTATCGCCGCGATCTCAATCTAATCATTGACATTAAGTCAACCGAGAGTGCAGCCCGCAAGGCGTTCGGCAACTCGATTGCAAGCTACGGATACCACGCCCAGGAAGCCTTTTACACGGACGTTTTCGAGGAAAGCGGTTTGCCTGTTGACGGCTTCATGTTCCTCGCCTGGGAGAAGAAGAGCCCATTCGCGAAAGCGACCTTCGAAATCCCGCCGAGCATGGTCGAGGAGGGCCGCGCCATCATGCGTAAGGCGCTCAACATTTATCACCAGTGCCGTGTTGCGGACTACTGGCCGGATTACCCCGAGGAAGTCCAGGAGCCCGAATTTAAGCGCTGGCACTACACCGAAACGGAGCCGCCGCGCGATGACATTGCCGCTTGATGACGAGCGGCGCGGGCACCTGAAACGGTATTGGATCGCAGCACGAACCTACCGCTTTGCCCGCAATCTTGGATCGGTTGTCGCGCCAACTCTTGGCGCGGTCATCAATGGAACAACGGGCCTTCTCCAGGAGCGAGCAAAGGCCGTGTTAAGGGAAGTCTTAGAAGATGAACGCTCACGTTCGGCAGCAAGAGACGAATAACCTGCCAGCTATCACGCTTTCGCAGATGAAGGCGGAACTTGAAAAGATGATGCCCGAGTTTGCCAAGAGCTTGCCGGGGCACGTCACGCCGGAAAAGTTCGTTCGCACGTCCTGGACGGCGATTACGCAGACGCGCGGCATCGAGAAGCTTCGCAACGTGCGTTCGCTTCTGACGGCGTGCAGCAAGGCGGCCGCTGACGGCCTTATCCTGGACGGCCGTGAGGCGGCGCTTGTCATCGACTTCAGGGGAGACGTTCAGTACCGCCCCATGATGCGCGGGCTCCTGAAGCTCGCCCATCAGTCGGGCGATATCAAGTCTATCGTTGTCGAGCTTGCCCACCACAATGACGAGTTTGACTATGTGCCGACCGACGCCGACGCGCCGATTTCGCACACGGTCGATTTGCGCAATGATCGCGGCGATTGCTTCGCGGTCTACGCCCTCGCCAACCTGCGAAGCGGGGGCATTATCTTTGAAGTCATGACCGTGGCGGAAATCAACAAGATCCGCGACCGTTCGGACGGGTGGAAGGCGTACAAGGCCGACAAGATCAAGTCTACGCCCTGGTCTACGGACTGGAGCGAAATGGCCCGCAAGACCGTTTTCCGCCGCCTGTCCAAGTACCTGCCATCCAGCGCAGACAAGGCCGCCTTCATGTCGGCAATGGAGCGCCTGGACGAGGATTACACATTCGAGACGGAAGCCGCCGCCAACGGCGAAGTTGGAGAAGTGCGGCCCGCCACGAAGGTTCGCGGCGGCGCGGCCGCGATCATGAAGAACATCACCCCGACCGAAACCAAGCTCCCGGCAATCGAGCAGGGCGCGGACGTTCCGTTTGACACCGAAACCGGCGAGATCCTGGAAGGCGAGAAGGTAGCCCAGGACGATACCGCCAAGCAGGCAGGAGACGATATCTAATGTTTACGCCCATCATTGGTGAAATGCACAAAAACGCAGGCGGCGACATCGTCGGCCCCGTCGTCAAGAACCACAGCGACCGCTACCCGTTCCGCATTGGCCCCTACACGTACGATGCAAACGGCCGGTACTGGAGCAATGAGCCCGATCACTACATGAACCTTATTGGGCTCGCGACCGATGCGCCCGCCGCCGCCAGAGCCCCCGCCGCAATTCTTGCTGACATGGCGGCCGCTGGCTTCATCAATGCCGATAACGCCGACGCCGCCCAGGTCGAAGCCTTGGGCGAGGCGGGCGCGCTTCGGAAGGTCGCCGACGCGATGGCCTATCAATGGGGTGAGGATCACCCCGACGAGCGGGACGCGGCGACCGTTATCGGCCTCATGACATCGAAGCCAGCCGACGCCATCGACTGGAATGTAGAGCCTGGATACGAGGGCTTAGCGGCCGTCTTCCGCGACGCCCACAACCACGCCGCCCGCACCAAGGGAGCCGAGCGCCACACAGACGGCAACCGGCTTCCGTTCGAAGAGCAGCCGATTGTTGCAATCCCGATGATGTTGGGCAGCATCGAAGGCCAGCTTTATCAGGTCATGAAAAAATCCCAGGAGGCGAACCGCATGGCGAAGCGCGGCGATTGCTCGCCCGCCGTCGCTGAACTCCTGGGCGTCATCAACTACGCCGCCGCCGCAATCATCGTCCTGAAAACAGGGCTTCAGGATCGTTGCGGCGACAACCAATCATCCTGCAATTTCGCAGGCTGAACGAACTTCTAGCGCCATCGAAAGGGAAAACATCATGGCAAACAAAACCGGCATCGCAATCACCATCAAGGGCTTTATTGAAACTGGCAAGGACATGGAAGCGCAGTTCGCCGCAATGTCGGCCGTCATGAGCGCCAAGGCATCGGGCGACTATAACGAACTCTTCAAGCTCGTGAACGTCGAGGAAATGAAGTCCGAGCAGGTGACGCGCCGTGCCGCCGCCGTGGCCGCCACGACGACGGCGACCGCTCCGGCGACGACTGCACCGGCCGACACGTCCGCCGCTTCTGGCGAGGCTGGCAGCGCGGTTTCCGACCCGGCCGGAACCGTGGGCGGCGCGCAGATCGAAGGCGACGACGACGCCACCCAGGCGCAGGCAGAAGGCGAGGAGGAGCCCGCCGAGGTTCCGGCCTTTCTTCGCTCCGGAGCCGTCGCGGCTGAGTAAAGCCCTGGACTACCTCTTGAACATGACATGAAAAAGGGCGGCCATTGAGCCGCCCTTTTCTTGTTCCTACAGGCTCCAGCAGCCTTTTGCCTCCCCGAACTCTCGATTACCGGCGACCTTTTCAGCGAACGGCCGGTCATTCTTGATGATGTAGGCGCGGGTGGCGGCCGTGGGCGTTTCCTTTTCCCATCCGTCACAGATGCTTGCATTCGTCGCGCAGCCCGCCAAGCTTGCGACACAAACCGCCATCGTTAGAATTATGGATTTCCTCATTGATCGTAGCCCTTTCGTGGAGATTGTCGAGCGAGCCTTTGACGACATCGGCGGCCGTCGAGCTTGCGCCCAGGTGATAGACAGAAACCCCGGCGACCAGCGCCAGGACGAGAATGACGGTCGCAAGCCAGAGCCATGCCGGGGCACCCCTGGCGGCCGTCCAGGCCGAGGCTATAGCGGCGATCACTTCCGCCACCCGTAGCGATGAGCCAGGAAGTACCAGCCTTCCGACAGGCCGCCGAGAAGCACGCCCGCGAAGACGTTCACGGCCATTTCAATATCGGGGTCATGGGAGATCAGGCCGCCGAGATCCGGCGACAGAAGGCCATGCGCGACCAGGGCGGCCGCTGCATAGCGCAGGAGAATGCGAACGATTACAGGCGTCATTGGAAAGCCTCGCTAGTTGATGACTAGCGAAGCATCCCCGGCAATGGTTGGCAGTGAGAAATCAGAGGAAGCGGGCGAGGGCACCGCCTGCAAAAGCCTTGAACATCAAGGCAACAAACGGCGTTAAGATGATGGGGACGGCAACCCAAATAGCCTTTCCGATCTTGTCGGCCAGCTTTCCTACGCTGCCTTCGATCCGAAGCAATGCCGAATTGATATGCGGCTGTTGCGCCTCCAGGGTGACAACGCGTTCCTTCATGTCGCTAATCCGTGCATGGACCTTTTCAAATTCGGCCCGCGTGATTTCATCCATTGGTAGGCACTCCGCTTAGGTTAGCCCGTTCTACGTCGCGACGGTTGTCGCCGTCACATCGAGCTAAAGGACGCGGCCCATATCCAAAGCGCATCCATCTGTTCGGGCGGGATGCCCATCGCCTGGGCGAGCAAGTCAATTCGCGGATCTTCGCGGGCGTACTCTTGCGCATCCTCGACCATGATCCGAATAGTTTCCTTTTGGATCGCCGTCAGGCCCATTGTATCGACCTGGGCGAGAACGTCCGCCTTCGTGATAGGCGTTGGAAGCTCAAGGGCGGCAAGCCATAGCTGCCACTTTTTGAGCGCCGGGAAGGCGTCTGCAAGGCCGAATGGATCGCGCAGGAATTTGGCTACGGCCGCGTCCTGGTCATCAGCAACATGGAAATCGTTGCTCAGTTGATTGTAGGCAACCGCGAGGATTGCGCCGCTATCATTTGTCTTAATGAAGCACGTAGTCATGCAAAGAGCCTCCTGCACTGGTAGTCCTTCCATCCGCTGACGTAGGCGGTGGAAAGGGCTGCCGTAGATGAATGATCGATATAGACGAAGAGTTGGCCCGAAGCATTGGACCGAACGTATCCCGCCGCAATGCTGCTGTCCGGATAATCGCTGCCAGAACGAGCCCTAGCAGCCACCCCAACAGTTGGAGCATTGCTAATCAGAGCATTGCCAGCGTCCGCGTCGTTGATGGTGATGAAGGCATCTACGCCCGGAGCGGACACCTGCACTGAAACATAGATAGACACATCCACCGAAACCCCCACCGGGATATATAGGGAAGTGGAAAGGGTGGTAAGATCGGAGGCAGTCTGGAACCATACCTGATTACCAATATTAAACTTATTGCCACGCTGGACGAACGGATAGATAAAGCCATTAACGCCAGTAATGAGAATGCCCACGCGGCATCCGGATAGCGCCTCCCATCCGGACGGAACCACTACGCTGCCGCTACTGAGAAGAGACAGAGAGGCGAGAAACTTTACGCTACCGTCAGTTAAATTGCGGACGGCATAGAGAAAATATGTCTTGTTGGCCTGTACCGCGCCAGTATCCAAGCAACCATTGCCGACGCCGAAAAGCGCGTTCAAGGCGCAGTCAGTCGCCGCTACCGTCTGGAGCTTCTTGCCGCCGAAGTAGCCGACGCCAGCGCCCACGCGGAAAGCGCCAGTGCTGACATATTCGGGAACAAAGCCGGTAAAGAAATCGAGCCCGAGCGTCTTTGCGACATAGCCGAACAGTGAGCTTGCAAGAACCTTCTTCAGCCCCCAGGAGCCCGCGCTATCCGCAATCGCGAATTCATCGGCGTCCACGATATCAGCCTTTGCGGCCGAGCCGTGGATTATGCCGACGATACCGGCCGCGACCGAGCTATAAAGCGCGAGCGTCTTGCGATACCAATGGAACGAGGAGAACAGGCCGCCAGAGCCGGGAACGGTTACGTCTTCCGGATTGGTCGCATAGGCGGCCGAGGTCGCCGCGCTGTTGGTCGCATCCTGGGCGCGCGCCGTCGCCTCTGCCGCCTTGTCCACGGCCGTTTGCGTCAGGTCCGGAACCTGGGGAATAAGGTCAGCCACCCCGGCCACCGGAGCAAGATAAGCGGCGACGGAAGCAACAACGTTGATCGCCCCGCCCGCGTTGGTCAGATCCAGAATGTTGCCTATCAGCTGCTCGATGGTCGCGTTATCGAATGCGGGCGGAACCTTTACGGAGCGGTTGATTTGCTCCTGAAGCTGCTGCAATCGCATCACGTTCAGGTCAAGCGCGGCCTCGACCACTTCGGCGTAATAGGCGCCCTGGTTGAAGAGGTTGATTTCCTGGGTAAGGGGGACGTTCAAGAGCAGGGTAAGCTTGCACCCGGCAGCAAGAGGGGCAGTCAAAAGAACCTGTCCGCCGCCGTCGTCGCCAACGCCAGTCACCGTGTAGTTTGTCGTCAATACCAAGTCGGTATCGACGCCAGCGACGCTAGTCGAGATAACGCGGATATGCTTCTCGTCTAGGATCTTGAATTTATAGTCGAATGCCGACGTTGCACCGTTTCCGGTGTACGGCCCCGACCGATTGACTTCGCTAGGAATTGTCATTGAGATTTTCCGTGCCTAAGTTTTTTTCGAACTTAGGCACGGCTTAGTTGTCAGCTGCTCATTACCTATGATTTTTACCCATCAGCACGTCCGCGACCGTAACCTTCCCGCCTTGTAGGTAACGCAATTCCGCGTCAACAAAACGGTTCAAGGCCACAGACGGCAGGCCGGAGATCGTGCCGATACCGGAGATAATGCTTGTCCAATCGGAGTTTTTAATCTTCCGCCCGGTGAACTCACTGGTGGCAACGTTCCAAAAGCCAGTTCCGCCGCGAACGATTCCAGACATGATAGAGCCATAAGCGCCGCCGTCGCCGTAGCCCTGGAAGCCGCCAGACATATCGCGGAAGAAGGGCAGGTTGCCGAGCGTGGCGAATGCCGTTTCTTTCGCAAGGTATTCCGTCCAACTCTCATCCTTGCTTTCGTCTTCGCCCTGTCCGCCGTTCAGAACCCAACGCGCAGATTTCTTGATGGCCGCCCCGGCGACGACATCGGCCACCGTGAGCATAAGCAGGCTAGCCGCCAGCTGGGCACCCTTGGCGAGATAAACCGCGCTGTTGGAGCCATCTGCCATGCTCCGCTTACTTTCCGTCAGCGTCATATCGATAGCGTTGTATTTCGTCGCCATGAACGACGAAAGCGCGCCAAACAGCTTGATAAAGCTGTCTTGGTGTTTGTTCCTGTCCGTCGTTCCGCGCTGCATGGCGCTCTTATCGTGGAAGTTTTCGGAGCCCTGCGACCGCTTCACGGCGTCGTCAGCAAAGGCGATGGCCTTGGCTTCATCATTGCCGTAAAGCTCCAAGCCCTTGCTATACCCGCCAAGCCAGTTGGGAACGTCAACAAGATGGTACTGCGCGTGGCCCAACAGCCAGAATGCGCCGCGCTCGACGGCACGCATTCCGGTGTTGTAGGCCTCGCCAACCGCACCGCGCTTGCTCGACTTCAGGAAGTCGCTGATATCGATATCAGCCCCGGCCGCCCGCCGTGCTGCCATCATTGGCGATTTGCCTTCCACGCCGCCGCGCATCGCGGGCCGCATGCTATCGCGAACGCCGATGGCGAAATGCTTCGCGCCCAGGTGATTGAACGCCGGAGCCAAACCGGCCGCCTGCGCCATGGCCGTCGATACATTGAAGCCGAGCGCCGCCATGGTGAAGTTTTTCTTAAACAGACGCGAGCCCTTAGATACGATATCCGAGCCGTGCAACTCTCCTGAACCAACGTCCCGCAGCCAGTCCGTCACCGTCTCCAGGTACGGTTGATTGCCGCTCGACTGGAACGCCGCCTTAACGTCGGGATGATTGAGAACACGGCCGACATTGGTCACGGCTTCCGAAAGATCCAGGTCATAATCCGCCTGATTGAGCGCGTTGCCCCACCGGCCAATATCGAGAGACAGGGGGCGGCCCGACGATTCCGCGCGAGCCTTCAGGTGACCGTTGCGTGTCTGCGCCTTGCTGTACTGCCCACCGGTCACATTCTGCGCGAGGAAATCTTCGTCAAGCTCCCGCGACGACAGACGGCTATCGTACATGATCGGATAATAGCCGCCTGGGATCTCCTTGCCGCCGATGGTGGTAGGCGTGGGTTCGACCCACTTCGGTTCCTTGCCAGTCGTACGCCGCTCGCGCTCGCCAATCGCCTGCCGGTTCTCTTCGTGGATATTGAATACCGACTGGACGAAATCAGCGTCGCGCGCGTCCAGGTGATTGTTGAGGACAGCCCGCACCTGATCGAGCGTAAACGAACCGCCCGATTTCAGTAGCGTTCGATCCGTCAAGCGCTGGAGGTTGTCGGCATTGCCCGTATTCAGAGCTATCACAAGGATCTCAAGCTTGGAGAGGCTGAGGCCGCCAAGCTCCGGAATGACCTTGCGGACATTCATAGACCTCATTTCCTTCTTGCTGTACCTGCTGAAAGCCTGCTTGACTTTCTTGGCGGTGGCGACCTTGCGCACCGTCAGCCGGTTGACCGCTTCGTCAATTGGTTTCTTGATCGCCTCGAAGAACGCCCCGCCATGCTCGCCGCCGTCGATCCGGTGCGACAGCGCGTTAAGATTGAGCGAGAGATTAAGGAACTGACGAACGCCCTTCCGGCGCTCTTCCTTGGAGGTGGCCACGCGCCCCGGCTCGTTCTTTGGTAGATTTTCGTCAATCGCCTTAACGACACCTTCGACCGTCTCGGATAGCGATCGTTCGCGCTGTGCGTCGATAAGCTTATTCCAGCGCAAGGCCATATGCTCGATGTTCTTCAGGGTATCGACAGCGCCGCGAAGCTCCTCGACAGGGATGGTTTTATATGGAGCCTGCCCCGCGCGCTGTAGAACGTCGTCAGGGATAGCCAGTTCGTTTTCGCGACCGGCCGCCGTCATCGCCGTAATGAAGTCGTTCAAAGCGTTGCGCTTAGCTTCGGCACCCGTCGTCATGGCCGAGAAGTCATAACGGCTCATAACGTCATCGAGCGCCGCCAGATAATCAACCTGGGCGTTTTCGCGACGGCCTGCGCCCGCGATCTTGTCGCGCGTCGTCTTCGACCCCAGGCGCTTGACGAGGCGTTCCGCCCGCTCGACTTCCTTGGCGATCTTGACGCTTTCCGAATAGAGCGCGTGATTGATCAGCTGGCGGCGCTTCGCGTCAACGTAGGCGTCTACAAGGTCGTTGTAGCCCTTATTGACCGTCGTCACCTCCTTGCCCGTCTTCGCGTGCGTGTAGGTCGATGTGGTCGTTTCCTGCTTGGCGTTGTGCGCGTCGATGGCGGCCGCGACCTGTTCGCCGGTTGCTTCACCCTTGGCGGCCTTGCGCGCCGTAACCTCGATCTTGTTTCGCGCCTGATCCAGGTAAACCTTGTTGCGGGCAAGCTGCGCGCCGAGCTTGGCGGCTTCCTCGCCTGCCTTGCGTTCGGCCGCGAGATAGCGACGGCTGTCAGCCGCGTCACGGACACGCATGCGGCTCGTAGCGGCCCGAGCAGAGGCTTTCGCCTGCTTGGCTGTCAATGTGTCGCCGCGACCCGTCACCTCGACCACAGCCCGCAATTCGGCCGAAAGATAATCGCCCTTCTTGTCATTGTGGACGGCCGCAAGCGCCTGGGCTTCCGCCGTGCCATCGGTCAGCATGTCGCCATGCTTTTCCCGCATGCGCAATTCGACCTGATCGGCGATTGCCTGCTTCTTGTCGGGCGCGCGTTCCATCGCCCGCACCAGTTCGTCACCGCTATCAAAGCCGAAGAGCCCGGCAATGTCGTCAGGATCAGCGCCGCCGTCCGTCGTGTAAGCCTTGCGCTTGCCAGAGGGCAGGGTTTCGAGAATGCCAGGGCCGTACCGCTCGACAAGCGTTTCTTTGTCAAAGCGGATATCATCAACTTCCTGATGCCCGCCGTCTTCGTCACCGTACCAGCGCCGATTGATGATCCAATCAATAGCCCGATACATCGGGAGCTTGTTGACCTCGCGCGTGACTTCCTGGGTAACGGCGGCCTTCTCTGCCTTGTAAGCCTCGTCACGCTCGCGCTTGATCGGGGCAAGGGCTTCCTTCAGAAGCTTGGCTTTGGCATCGTCCTGGGCTTGCTGGCGGTTCTTCATGAACCTGTCAAACTGCTCTTGCGTCAGGCCCATTTGTTCGGCCGTCGCGAATACCGGGCCAGCCTCGCCAGAATTGGCGCGAGCCTCTTCAATCTGCGCGTCGCTGGCAAGCATCCTGTCGAACACGGCCGTTACGTCGGGCGACATTCTGACGCCCAGGCCGGTAAGGTTCCGGTAGATAGATATCATCCAGGAACGGAATTTTTCGAAAGCGCTACGGAGATCGAGCGACGGGGCGCGCCCCTCCATCAAGTAGTGCTCAAAGCCGCGCGCGAACTGCTCATGCTTGCCAACCTGGATAGCAGCATCCTTGATGGGGTCGCCAGTTGTGCCCGTCTCCAGGGCGGCGCGCACGTCGTCGGCCGTCAAGCGGGCATCGGGCAGGGCCTTATTGCCATCGGCGGCGACATCGGCCGCGTTTTCACCCCACCATTTGCCGAGAGCTTCCATGTCGGCAGACGCTCCCTTGAAGCCCTTTGCCGCCATGTCTTCGGTGACTGCAAGGAAGTAGTGCCCGGTTTCGTGGGCGACCGTGGACAGGTTTGCGCCCTCGAAAGCACGGATGACCGTAACGCCGGAACCGACGCCTTTGGCGGGAAACTGGATTGAGCCGCGCGCACCGCCCATTTTCTGGAAGAACGTGGCTCCGTCATTGCGATTTTTTGAGAGATCGGTTAACCTAATCTCACTCGGAGACGTTTCGGACGTAGAGGCAAGGTCAGCGTTATCGCTGGATTTGGCCGCCGAGGATTTCCCATCATCAACCGTTTTGGCGATTTTCTCGTTTTCGACATCTGACGGGTACTTGCGCATGGAGGCGGCAGACATGGTTTTGCGACCAGTTCTGACCTCTTCGAGATACAGGGTCGTATCGTTGGGCATCCGCTTGATATAGCCAACGATCTCCTGCCCACGCGCATTTTTAGCACCTGTAACAATCGCGTCGGCCGAATGCACGATAGACGGGATGGCCTCGATATCTGCATCCGTAACCGGCAGTTGGCCGCGTGACAATTCTTTGCGTTCGTCGCCGTGGCGCTTGAAAATATGCTGGATGGCGTTCGTGTCTATGTCATGCTCATAGCCGGATACATCGAGCCCGGTATGGTCCTTAATCACCTGCGCAACATCGCTAGACACCGGCCCAATGCGCAGCTTTTCGGTGACGCCCTTGATTGCCGACTTTGCGGACGAGATCAGCGCCCGCATGTCTGCGGCGAAACTTTGCGCATACCGCCGCTTTTCCGCTTCCTCCAGGCCAGCGCGGATATGCTCATCGCTATCCTTCAGCGACAGGCCGAGCGAGCCTAGATATTCCTCTACTTCGGCAAGGTGTTTCGCCTGCTTCAGCGCTTCCGTCTCTTCCGTGGCGAAGATCTTGTTGCCGCGCAATTCCTCGTCAATGCCATCGTAGAGCGCCCGCGTGATATCGGGAGCTTCCCGGCCTTCGTGGGTGGCGGCAATCCATTCTTTTACGTCGGGATGATCGAGGAGATAACCGGCCTCAATAGCCGCCTGGGCGACGGCATCGGGGCCATGCTTCCGGCCCTCTTCAGACTTGCCGCCAAGCATGTCGCCGGTTGCAGCCTTCTCAGATTTGCGGGCAAGCTTCAGGGTCCGCTTGCCCTTGCCCTGCTTGACGGTCAGGGCGTCGCGGCTCTTCAGTTCGCCGCCGTGGTCCGTCATGCCGCCATGATCGTGGATGAAGTCGAGCAGCGACGGACGCGTGTCGGCAACCTCTTTCCGGTTGCGTGCGGCAGCAAGCGTGCGGTTCAGTTCGTCAACATCTTTCAACTGCATGCCTTGCGGCAAGTCGCCTTGGAACTCGGGCAGGGGGTAGGCCGCGAGCAATTCGGCCGGGTCCATGCCCTCATGCGCCGCGCGAGCAGAATAGAAGGACGGATAGAGCGCGGCCTCAGTCGTCGCTACATCGGTAGCGCGACCGGCGACACGCAAGCGCGAAACCGCTTCGTCATAGATTGCCTGTTCTGTCGAGCGCTCGCTTTCGTCGGCGAGGCGCTGGCTTTCGGCCTCGTCCCATGCCTCCTGGCGAAGATCGTCTTTGCGCTCGTTGAACTCGCGCGCTTCGGAGAACGTCATTTCGTCAGGAGAGAAGCGGGCATTGTCCAGGAAAAATTCGTCATGGCCCATGCCCGCCATGTCGGCCGCATAGGTCGCAATCGGAATGCGCAAATCCGTGTCGCTCTGGATTGCCGCCTGCAAGTCGCCGTCATTGATGCCAGCGAGCCCGCGCGCCAGTTCGTAAGGGTTCTGGCCGACCGACTGGAAATATTCAACAAACTTATCAGCCGGGACAAAGATATCCTGCGCCGGAGTGCCATCAACGCCATGGCTGACGATATCGCGGAACACATCGGCCGAGCGTCCGCGAGTGACGGAACCGGCCGCCGCCTGGGTGATGCCCTCCAAAACCTGCCGGTTGGCGTTGGCTGTCTCGGCGCGGGCCTCGGGAACGGAAATTCTTCTGCGGACGATGGCCCCCAGGCCGAGCCGCACAAGGTCTGTGATGACGCCCGTTGCGCCGCCGACGCCTGCGCTATCCGCCACGCCGTCGAGAGTGGCCCTGTTGGGATCATACAGCGTCTTGGCGACCTCGTTGGCCGCCACGGTCTGGATTGCTCCCGTTCCGCCCTGTAGGGCGAACTGTGTGGCGACAGATTTGGCGATCTCCATAACGCCTTGCCTTGCGGCTGGCATTCGCAGAAGGCGCATAACGGGTGCGAGGTCGAGCGCGCCAAACGGCGCGTTCCACAAGGCTGATTCGTTCTGCGTTTTCTCATCAGCGCCGTGCGCTCGCGCGTCTTCAGCGCCGAACCCGGCGACCTGGGCAACGCCGGTTGCAAGCGCGCCAGTGCCGCCCGTCGCCGCGCCCATGCCAAGCATAGGAATAAGCGCCCCGAGGGTATGCCCGATCATGACGCTATAGCTATCTTCATATCCAGGAGAGGGCGGCAGCGTCGCTCTGCCCGTCTCTGTCAGGCTCTTGCCTGCTTTTACGAGGTTCTGCCTTTTCTGTTCCGAATCCTGGATTGCTTGCGCCCGAACTCCTAGCGCCCAATTCCAAGCCCGTTCAAGATACCCGGCATCTGTGGGGGTGACGGGCGCTGTCGGCGCTTCATAGTCGGGGGCGAAAAGGCGGCCGACGCCTTCCATGGCGTTGCCGGTGCCAGAGATCACGCCGCCCGGTACGGCCCGAACGCCTTCGTAAGAGCTTTTCCCGAGCCCTTCCCAAAAGCCCAGGTTCTTCAGATCGTCGGCGACGATTGGCGCGCGGTCGGAATTTTCAGGATGCGAGAGCCACGACGCGAGGCGCGGCGAAGCGGTCAACGCGTTGAGCCGTTCAAACTCGCTAATCTTGCTTTCGAAGTCAGGCCGGTAGTCGCGAACGACTGGAATAGGTGGGACCGGATTGCCTGTGACTTTGGCGAATGTATGCGCAGTATTGAAGTCCTTCGCCGCTTCCTCGGGCGTTCGCCCCGCCGCTGCGATGCTAAGATTAGCAATGTTCGCAGACTGGCTTTCTTGTGCGTCGAAATATGCGTTTACGTCGTCAACATCAACCATCAAACCGGCCTCCTTGGTAGAAGGCCGGTTTACAGTTCAGATGGTTGTTATGGCCTACAGGCGGCCGCCCTTCGTTGGGCGGAGAGGAGCCTTGCTGCCCGCAAACCGGTCATCGTCAAAAGCCTCTGGCCCCTGCCACGGCGCAGGATCTTGAACCATCTTCGTTCCGGCTAGGATATTCGCGTAGCTCGCAATCAACTCCTCGTCGGTCGGCCGCCTGCGTTGTAGGCGCTCAAAGCGATCCGAAAGCGTCTCGCGTACGTCGCGAGGGATGTCGCCGATTTCGATATTCGGGGCGGCCGTCGCCGAGGCGTCGGACTGATAGCCCATTTGGAAGCCAAAGCCGGGAACGGTATTCGTGCCGTAGACGCGCCCCTTTGTCGTAATGGCGATAGGCAAGAGCAGCCGGTTGATGATTGCCTGCACTTCCGGCTGCGTTGGGCGTTTGCCGTCGTTCTTCCGCTGAAAGTCGTTCAGTTCGTCCGACAACGTATTCTGAAACTGCGCAACGGCCTTATCGTCCGTGCCGCCGTCCGATTTGTCTTTGATGAGCCCGACGCCGCGCAACTGGACTTGCGCTTGCGCCATGGCCTGGGAAAGTGCCGTTCCGTCTTCCTTGGCCTTCCTCGTGTCGGTGAGCGCCGTTTGACGCCAGCCAGTCACCTTATCCCAATCCTGGTTCGAAAGTTTCGCGCGGTACTGGAAAAGATCTTGCTGCGCGAAGGCGTTCGGATCGTTCGCGTATTGGGTCTGAAGATCATACAAAACGTGGTCATCCGTCACCGGATTACCGCTTGCCTTCACCTTGTTCTGATACTCCATCAGTGAGGACATGCCAGCGGCACCAAGTGCCGTTTGCGTATCAATCGGCATCTTCGTGACATCAAACGTGGGGTCAGAAGCAACCTGCGTCATGGCCCAAGTTGCCGCCTGCTCTTTCTGCGCGTCCAATTGCTTTTTCTGCATGGTGAATGCGGAGTTAAACAAGGCCTGTGTCGCGGCGCGCTCTTTCGGATCTGTGATGCTGTCAAGCTTCTCTTGGATCGCGGCGAGCCCTTCAGGAGTATAATTAGGCAGGGCCGCACTATGCTCAGTCACAGCCCCGGCAGTACGGAAGCCGAGCAGGTTCGCCGGATTCTGCGCCGACACGGAAACGCGGCCGTCTGCGCCCTGGTTGCCGCCCAGGACAAGAATGCGGCCGTTTGCGTCGTAGCCCTGGAAAAAACCAACGTGCCCCTTTGACGGATCTCCACCACGGCCGAGAACAACAATATCACCCGGCTTGGGGTTGTCGGTCGCGTTGCCGAAGTTCAGGAAGGATCGAGCCGCAAGGGAGCCCGTACCCTTGATGCCTTGCGCACCAAGAACACCGTTGACAAAACCGGCGCACCAAGGCGTAACGCGCGGATCAACGTTGATCCCGCACGCCTGCCTGATGAACTGAGAAATAGCCGCGCTGTTTGCGCCCTCGCTCATGCCGACGAGTTGGCTGGCGACCTGTTGAAACGGCTGAGAGCCGCGCACGTTCGTTGACGTGATCCGCGTCGGGCCGTGGTCGATGAGCGCAAAACCGCCCATGCCGCGCGTCGGATCGCCGCCGCTCTGCTTGGGAGGCTCCGCGCCATTATTCCCGGCCATCCAGTCGGAGAAATGCTTTTGCGCCTTTGCCTGGAGAAGCGGCGTTTCAAGGGCATTGGTAAGAGCCATTCGGTCGGTTTCGCGCAAGCGGCCGCCAGCGTCATTGATGTATTTTTCAGCCGCCAAAGGATCGGTTTGCGCGATCTGGAGCGCGATGTTTTTCGTAACGCCGGAAACGAACTCAAGCTTTCTTTGCTGGAAAACGCTGTCATCCCACCCGTGCATTTCGGCTTGCTGCTTCAACTCATCAATGCCGCTAAGCAGGCTTTCGTTGACCTTGGCCGGATCTTTCCAGGATGAAAGCGCGTCGTTCCCGAATCCGTCGATACGTGCATTTGACGTGTCCGTGAACCACGCCTTTCTTTCCGTCGCCTGATGCTGAATAGACTGGTTAAGGACAGAATTAAGCCGGTCGCGGGACGCCTGATCGTAATATTTCGCGGCCCCTGGCGGTAGGCCCTTACCAAACTCCAGCCGCTTAGCTTCCGCTTCCTCCTGAAACTTCGCGAAACCGTCCACGGCGGCGCGGCCTTCAAGCGTGGCGTAGCCGCCTTCACCATACATGCGGTCACGATACCAGTTACCAAGATTGTTTTCCGCGTCCTTCGACGCGTTAATATTGTCCAGGTTCTTGACCCGAGCAACGGCGTCGCCGAGATCGCCGACGCCGCTTGCGAGCGCTTCCATACCGCGACCGATAGAGCCCCCGAATGCGTCGGCATCTGCCTGGACGCTATAGCCCGCCTGCTGCGGGCGAAGCGCGACGCCGCTAACGGCGTCCATAGGAGTTGGTACGACAGGCATGTTTTAAGCTCCCTTGCTCATGGCCCAGCCCTTACCGCCGTTGCCAAGGATCGTTCCGATTGCGCCCATGTATCCGGCGCTTATTGCGTTGTCGGCCTTGGCCTCATCGAGTTTTCCTTCGGCCGTGTAATTCGCACTTTTCACCTGGTAGCCGTAGGCTTCACGGTAGGCGTTCGTGCGGATATTCTGCGCGTCTAATTCGCCCATCTTCGCCGTGTCTACGATGGTATCGAGCGGAGAGCCGAACGTCAGGTCAACGCCATTGGCGGCCATGGCGGCTTGCTGCTTGCCCATCAGCTGCGAAGTCTGGAGCCGCTTCATCTGCTCTTCACGAGCGCCGCTTTCGATGGCCTGCTTTGCCTGCTTGTTCGCAAGCTCCGCGTTCATATTCGCGACCTGGGCGTTGTATTTCTCGGCCTGGGAAGTTGCTTTCGCCTGTTGTATTTGACCGGCCGCGCCCATCAGCGTTGAGCCGATTGTCAAGGCAATTCCGAGATCACACATCGCCAGCCCTCAATTCGAAAATGCGGAACACATAGCCCCGATATTCCAACGGTTGTTCATAGAAGCTGAAGCCGAGCCACCTAAGCCAGCGAATGGCTACGGTGTTGCGGGCATCAACCGCGTTTCTAAGCGTCGAATATTGCTTCAACAGTTGGTTTCTGAAATTGACGGACGTTTTCAGGAACTCGCGCCTATGATGCTCAATCGCAGGCGTGGCGAGCATCCAGGGCGCGGCCGTGCCGGTGGCGATGCTGATGCAGCCCACGCCGAAAATCGCAGCCGGAATGCCGTCGAAAAGGACCGTCCAAGCCGCGTCAGAATGGTCAATCGAGAACCAGAGCGCGGCTTCCGGTTCGCGGTCGCCGGATGCTTTGACCTCATCGCGATCCGCTTGGCGCATGTGGTCCGACACCCAGGCGACATGCCAGGGCAGGGGCTTTTCAATCGTCAGCATTAGCGCCCCACCACGATATCAGGCATGATCGCCAGCACGGTCATGGGCAGGGGGTCGAATTGCTTCACGACCATTGCGCCGGTCGTGTCCCAATCCCATGCCGGGGTAAGCCTGATGTCCCCGGTATAAAGCTGGATAGCGTCGCCCCACGCCTCCGTATCGCGCTGCTTGTACTCGGTTAGCCACTTGGAATCGCGCTCGCCATCCTTCGGCCCGATGAATATTCCGCGCGTGCTTTTGACGCGCAATGTCACCTCTGCAACGGACTTCATACGGCCCTGGACGGTTCCAAGCCCCGGCATTTGGCCGAGATCGAGCGCGAGCGTCTTCAGGGTCGCCGTGATCGGCAGGCCGATATGCACGAGCCGAGCCGGGTTAGGCAGCTTCACAGAGCCGCCCGTTACCTTCAGGCTCAGGACAACGTTGCCGTCGCAGAGCGCCGAAAGGCTTTCCCCTTCAAGATGCCCCAGGCCACCGAGAACGGACGTAGGCGGGCCGCTGTAGGTCAAGCCGCTGTCGACAAAGAAAGCATCTTCGACCGTCGCCATGGCGCGAGTATGAAGCCGCTCAATGTATCGCCGCTGGACGCCGCCGATTGTGCGCCGGATAAGGAAGTAAGGCACGTCTTCCGTGCCTTCCTCGACGCAAACAACGTCCTCGAAAAATCCGCCCGCGCTATCGTGGCGCGTCCAGGCCCATACCTGTTGCTCCTTCATGTAAGTGAGCGAGACAAGCGAACCATCGGACAAGACTACCCAGGCCACGCTATCCGGAGCCTGGGCGTATGCCCATTTCACCACGCTCTTGCCTTCGAACAGGTGCCGCGCCAGGATCGTCAAATCAGCGCCGTCATAGCCGCCAGTTGCCAAGTCATAAGTAAAGTCGCGGATGACGCCGCCCAGGCGTTGCGCAAACAGAACCGTATTGCCGACAACAATAGGCTGGACGGGCGCGCATCCGCGATAACCTTGGTTGTCGATCTTGATGGCATTCGGCCCGATAGTGTCGGCCTGAGAGCCGCCAGTAACGACCCACTCAGCACCCGACGTGAGGAGCATAAGGCCGCGAAGGGCGATCATGGCGCGCACGGCGTTGACCTGTCGCGCCCTGATGCGGAACGTCACGGCGTCGGAAGCCTTGGCCGGAGACGAGTAGCCGAAATTCTCGTAGTTCGCCGACTGCGACAACCACACGGCCTGGGGATCTTTCAGCGAAGACCCGAACGCAAGCCGCTGCTCGATGAATGTTGAGCAGGCCGGATAGTTGCCAGCGCCGACGAACGGGTTGATACCCGCTTGGGGCGTGTCCGATAGATCCGGCGTAATGTTTTCATCGGCCAGAGTAAGGCCAGACGTTCCGCCAATGTAGCCGTAAACGCCCTGATTGTAGCGATACACAATATATCTGTCAGCGCCCGCAACGGCCGCCCAGGTGATAGTATTGATGCCGCCCGCTAGCGTCAGGTCGTTGACGCATGATTTCATATTCGATTGTAGGCTTTCCTCGCCCGTATCGGCTTTGATGGCGGATACAACGTACTGGTAGGTAGTGGCAACGTATCCCGTTTTCCCCGCCGTGTTGCCCGTTGCAACGGCGCTGGCAAGCACTGGCGGGGAGATTCCCGGCAGGAAGGTCATGACGGTCAGCGTCCAAGCGTTATCCGCCGTGCGCCCGAGCTTCATAGGCGGGCGGTTTTGGTGCGTCAGATAGACAACATCGGCCTCTTGCGAATAAACTAGCTCGCCAACTTCGGCGGCCGTGTAGGGCGTCACCAGTTCGTAGGGCGTGACACCATCGGAAGCCAGGACAAGCCCGCCGTTGCGGTAGACCCGCATATAAAGGTTGCCGAACTCCAGGACGTAAGATTGCGCCGTACTGAACTGGAAAGGAATGAGGCGCGTCGCCTGGGCGCTGGTCTTGACCTCCCTGATAAACTCAAGGCCAGCCCGGTTCGATGCGCCGCCGTGGGCGTGAATGATAACGTTCAGCGCCGTTTGAAGGCCCGAGCCATATTTTGCGATATCGACGCGGCCCCACAGGGCGGGAGACAGTTCGCCAGCGACGAAAGACGGCTGATAAGCGCGGAGATCGGCCATTAACGTCGAGCCTCCAGAAAGCTTGACGTGAAGCTAGAGGAGGTCCGCGTCTGGTTGGCGTCTTTTGCGGCCGCCTCGTCCTGCATTTGCTGCGCGATCCGGAAAGCGTCAGTCCTAAGCTTCGGATCGCGTGTAAGCGGCATGGCGAGCCACCCCGACAGGTTCCAGGAGAGCGCGACGACGAAGAGCGGCGAGAACTTGGTTGGGTCTGTCAGCCGCGCCGTATAGCGCAGCATTGCCTTTTCCGTGTTGGTGTAGATCGTTTCCCCCTCGATCTCGTAGGGGAGATCCAACTCCGGAGACGCCGTGTCGAGATCAAGGCCGCTGGACAGATCGGCCGAATACTGGAGACGAATCCACCGGATGGAAAGGCAGTCAGACGGCTTGGAGTAGGCGTATTGCCATTGCCCAGGCTTGTCATTCGTGACCTGGGCGAGGCTGGCGGTCTTGCCCGCGAACGACCAATGGAATGACTGCAACACGGTGTCGCGGGTCGTTTCGTAAAACTGATTGCAGGCTTTTGCCTCTGCGCTCAGTTCTGTCAGAGTGGCGATATTGCCCTTGCCCAGGTTCGATAGAGCAAGGTTGCAGATGGAGACTACGGAAGCCATGGGCCAACCTTTCGTGAGTTGACCCATGGTTACGCGGCGAATGGTTGTCTCTATGAACGGTTCGGGAAATCGGCCGGGAGCCATCGGCCGATAAGCTCATTCCACACAGCCTGCCCCTTCTGCTCATCCATTACGCGCGCGCCATCGCGGAGTGTTATCGTCCTGTCTGGCGGATTGGTCTTGACCAGATACTTGAACGCCGCTTGAGCCGCGCCGGCGTCGTCGCAACCGGCGACTTTCTCCGGTATCCGGTCAAACGGGGCTTGGATATCAATGGCATGTACAAAAACATCGCCTTGAAAATTTGGCCTGTCACGCATGGGAATGTTCTCTTTTCGTTCCGGAAAATATTCCTGCTTGCCATTGTTGTCCAGAGCCATATTTCACCTTTTGGAAAGCAGGCGTTCGCGATGAAAAATCCGAGGATTGAATTAGTTCGGGCTCAAGTCCATGAGATCGGCGGCTATCGCAATCTCGTGAACATCGAGAACCTTGCCGACTGCCTGCTGTATCGCTTCCCCGAGGCGGGGCGGGGTGAGGCGTACCGGACGGCTTTGGCGGTTTGCCTGGAAGTGATGGAGGGCGGCAAGAGCACGGCGGCAGATGCGAGGGCCGCATTCGTTGCGGCCGCTCGCGAAGTAGGCGTTACAGTGCTGCCCGATGACGCGGCGTAGCGCGGCGTTACAGGTTCCAGGCCGCGCGGGGGTCCGCGATCTTGCGAATGATCGGCGCTCCTATCTTCGCAACCCCGGTCCCTCCCGTATTGCATAGGTGTCGCAGTACCAGTAGGTTATCGAGCCGGATGTTTGTCATAGTCAACCCAGGCGGAAGCCAAAGCTTAGAGCCGCAGATAAGCGAGCGGTTGCGGCCGCCGATGTAGTTGCCCGTAGTCCAGCCACCGCCTGTCACGGTTACCGTGTTGCCGATCTGGACGGGTCCACGGATTGAGCTATCGAGGTAATCCCATCCCGCCCAATCATTTAGCTGGACCGGGATTTCGATTTCGAGCCAGTCGCCAGCGACAAGGCCCAGCGCTGCAAGGCTGAGATTGGCTGGCAGGCCATAGGTCACGGTATGAACGGCAGCCGCGTCGTTGACAGGCGTGATCGTGACGACCTGCTTTTCGTTGCCGGTCGCCACCACTTCCTTGCTGGCGACATAAGTCGAAGTGCCTGTTCCTCGAACAAGGCGCATGCCGGTGGCAACATCGCCGGTCACATTGGTCTTGATGCCTGCGATCCCCGGCGTGCCCTTGGGCGGGAAGATGTTGTAGGCGGCAAGCGGATCGAGCGACCTCGTTTCGCCTGCTGAGACCATTCCCTGCAGGATCGGCAGCAGAATATCGGAGCGCTTCGCCATCAGGTCCGGCTTGGGGTGAAGCCCATCGACAAACATGGTCGGCGAGATGCCCGAGGCTGGTCCATCGAGCGAAAGCGTGTTGCAGAGCAGGACGCCGCTGCGTCCCGCCTGCGCAAGGATCCACGTATTGATGCCGTCGAGTATGCCGGGCCATGCCGGATCATCAACGCCCGGCTGGTCATCGAGCGTGTTGGTCCAACTCAAAGTTTGCAGAATGACGTAGACACCGGCATCAACGATGCGCTGCACTTGAGCGTCAAAATCTGCAATGATGGCCGCAAGCGTCCTATTGCGGACGATATCGTTGTAGCCGATGTCGATATAGACAATGTCCGGCTTCTGGCTAAGGGCATAGGCCGTGCGCGCCAGAGTGCCGGGGTACTGCGCTTCCAGGCCAGGAACGGGGAATAGGCAGTCGCCCGATTTCCCGCCCATCGCGCCCGAGAAGGCGGCAAAGGAACTCGGCGCGAAAAATGGACTGTTCAACTCGGCGAACATGTCGATGTTGAAGCGGCCGTCAGCGGCCTTGATCCAGGAGAGTACAGTACGGCCGTTCTCATAGAAACCGGTATGGCCATTTGTCGCCGTCTGCCCCGCGCTGTAGGTTTGCGCGGTTCCGAGCCCAATGAAGCTATGTCCAAGGCCCATGACCTTTGCGCCTGCCGCAAGAGGTAGAGCAGGAAGAGGCACGGCGAGGCCCTGCACGTTGGCAGGCGTGACAAGCTGGTCATTGTAAAGCACGCGTCCGTCAGTGATGAGGACCGCGCCGATAACTTGCTGATCATTGTAGAGCTTCGCGCCGTTCGGCTGCACGTCAGCCTGAAACACGCGCCGATTATTGGCGAACAGCGTCGCCGCGCCTACGTCGCGAATGCCGATTACGGGCTGATTGTTATAGAGGCGCGTGCCATCAGGCACGAGAACCACGCCGAGAGCGCGAGACTGATTATAGAGGGTTGCCATGCGTCACCCGTTCGGGAAAAGGATTTTAGCTGCGTCTTCCTTCTTCTCGGGAAGAGCGGCGGAAAGGATCTCCAGGGACATCGAGCGCGAGCCGCTGGCCTGGGCGGAATAGCTGGAGACGCGAACGGTACAAACCATCTGCATTTCTTGGCCGACCTTTGGCGCGTCGATGTTCATCGCGTCCAGGCTGCTTTCGTCCAGGTAGAGGCAGGGGTAATATTCGTCCTTGTTCGAAGGCGCGGCCGGTTCGGACCATTCCTTGTAGGTCTGCTTTAGGCTTGTCATTTTCATTGGGGAGATCCCGCGCGAGAGTAAAAGAAAGGGCGACCGAAGCCGCCCTTTGTTTCGTCGGCCTGGGCCGCTTATTTGGCAGGGGTGGCCGGGGTTTCCGGCTTGACCCAATCCGGAGCCACGCCGAGAGCGTCCTTGACGCCGTTGCCCTTGGGCTCCGGTGCGCTTGGAACCGGCGCACTCGGAACCGGTGCGCTTTCGGGCGGCTGCTCGCCACCGGCAGTTTCGGGAGGAGCAATTTCCGGGGCGGCCTTACGAGCGAGGCGAACCCACGACGGCCGCCGCTTCTCGTCTTCCCAAATTTCATCCGGGATTTCGAAGCGTTCGCCGTCTGCGCGGAGAGCCTTGCCGAAATAACCGGGCTGCGTGGCGACGACGTTAGCCATTGGACGGAACGCCCCCCAGGACCATGCCCGCCGTGATCTTGCCCGCTGTCGGCGCGGTGCCGTTCACGGTGTAAAGCAGGCGCATGTAAAGCTCATTCGTGCCGCGCGGGACATGCGACGGCGGAATGACCTTTCCGGCCTTGAGATCAACGAGCAGAACCGTCGATTTGATCACGTCCTTGGGCGAAGCGAAGGCTTCGTTGTCGTCCGTCTGGATCGTGACATCAAGCGAGGTCAAGTTGTTGAAGCTTTCAACAACCTGGATGAGGAACGGAAGGGGCTCGCCCTTGCCGATATCGCGGGTAATGCCCGTCTTGATCGGGCCAAGGTTGAGAACGTTGGTGCTGGCTCCGGTTGCCGTGATTGCCTGGGCGTCGGAAAGCAGCGTCTGACGGTCGAAAATCATTCGAGTGCCTTTCAAGGGAATTGCCAGCCGCTGGTTGGCGGCTGGTCAGAGAGGTTGTGATTAGAGGGCGAGGGCGGGAACGGCGGCTTCCGTGTTGAGGATCGCGTCAGTCTCCTTGATCGGGATGCCGCGATAGAACTTGACTTCCTGGCCTTCGACCATCTGCGTCGTCAGGTGCACGGTGTTCTGACGATCAGCAGTAAGCGCCCGATCGGTTGACTGTGCGTCGAGGACTTCCAGAACGTCCTTGTTCATGTAGATCGCAATGCGGCTCGACTGCGCATTCAGGCGGCGCGACTGGAGGCGATAGTAAGCCTTGCGCATGAGCGCCCACAGATCAACGTTACCGGCGAGCATGTCCGAAACGTCGATGTTGGCAACGCGAGCGTTATAGCGCCAGTCCTTGACGGCCGCGCCCAGGTGCCATGTATAAATGACTTCCTTCGCAAAGTAGGGCTGGCCGTTTGCGTCCAGGACACGCTGTTCGCCCTTGTCATCGATCTCGACGCCTGCCTTGGTTCCCTTCGGGTAGAGCAGGTGCGTTGCGTGGTCGCCCCAGGTGATGAACCAAATGGACGTGTTGTCGCTGCCGACGCCGCCACCATGGATGACCTGATTGGCAATGTTCGGCTGCGCGACGTTCGGCAGATTCGAATTGTACGCCGCATAACGCGCGGCCATGCCCTTGAACTTTTCGGGCGTGGTTGCCGTGTCGTGGTAGAACAGGCCGGATGCCATTTCCTGGTTTAGCGCTTCCAGGAATGGCATGGTATCGACAAGGCGAGCCTTGGCTTTATCCGGAGCCAGTTTGAGCAGGCGCACATCGATTTCAGAACGGGCATGAATAAAACCCGTCGTGTCGTCAACCTGCTGCATAGTCGCCTTGCCCTGCGGGATGCCCTGATACAGGCGGCCCCAGGAGACACCGGGAAGGCCGGTGCGGACCATGTGACGGTGCACGCTGTCCATGTTGCACTCGACGGCCATCGCGTCGTCAAGGATGGGGTTCTGCTGTGCAAGCAGTTCAATGACCTGACCTTCGGCAGAAGCCTTATTTGCGTCAATCAGGGTAGGGTAGTAGCTGCCAATGGTAGCCATGGATCACTCAGCCTTTCGGAGCGTCGTTAGGGAACAGAAGGTGTGCTGCTTCGGCAGGCTTCCCCGAACCGGAGCCGCCGCCAGCTGGCGGGTTGTCTTCGGAAATCAGGTCGCCCACTTTGGACATCAAACGGATAAGTTCCGGATGGTTGCCGCCACCACTCGCATCCAGATAATTTTTCAGATCGGGCGTGCCGAAATGATTGATTGCCTTCACGGCCTTGGTGACGGTGCCGCTCCAGTTGTCACCGCCCATAGACTTGTCAGCCTTGGCGTCAGCGACCCACTTGGCCTGGGTAGCGGCCCATTCTTCGATACGAGCCTTGGCGGCCGCAGCTTCAGACGCCGCGAACTTGTCGGCTAGGCCCTGGGCCTGCTTGGTGGTCAAGCCCAGGTCTTTGAACGTCGGCGAAAGATCGTCCAGGAGCCTTTGATTTACCTGCACGCCTTCCGGCATCGTTAGGACGTACTTCCCATCCTCCGGAACGGTATCGAGCGGGTCCGCTTCCTTCGGCTTGGTAGCGTCGTGCGCCGCCTTCAGTGCAGCGTTTTCTTCGGCCGTCTTGGTGTCGTCGTGGACGTACTCTTTCCAGTCGGCCGCGTCGGTCGCCTTGGCGGCTCCGGCGTCTCCAGAATTGTCATCGGCGGCCTGGGCGGGATCGGTGGCGGCATTTGCGCCGCTGGCATCGGCATTCGTGCTTGCATCGTCGGTGTCCCCGGCAGTTTCGGAGGGCTGGCTTTCGGACGGGAACAGAATGCTTTCCGGCGTGGGAGCGGTATCGCCGCCGCCACCGGAGCCCAGGCCATCGGCCTCGAAAAAGCGCGCCGAATAGCGCAGGGAATTAAGCAATGTTCGCATCGTCTTCCAGGTCCTCAGTTTCGGGCGCGTTCTTGGCAATCGTTGCCGCGCGCGCCGCATCGGTTTCGCGAATGGACTTCATCGCCAAAAGCAACGTTGGGTACATGGCGGGATCGCAGTGATCCATTTGAGCCATGAGCCGACGCCCCGCCGCCTGGAGCCCAAGCGTGTAATTCGTCGCGGCCGTCGCTTCCCCTGCCCAGGCGTCTTGGTAGACCGCGCATTGTTCAAGCATCCAGTGCAGAACGCGCTTCCCGTCAGTGGTCGCGAAGACAGCAAAGAATGCCTTCGTGATTTCGTCCTGTTCCACTGATTGCGCCGCAGATAGTTGTTGCTTCAAATAGCCCACCGATCAGCCTCCAATTCCAAGCTGCTGAAGGAGACCATTGCCGCTTTCGTTGTTCCGCGCGTCGGCAAGGACTTGGACGGCTTGTGCGCCTTGGTTCACGGCGGGCGCTACTTTGCTCATCATTTCGGCTTGGGCGGCCTGCTGCTGCGCCTGGGCGCGGGCTGCGCGGTCTTTCTTCACGTCTTCCGGATCTCGGAGAACAGACGGCGGCGCTCCGATCATGTCGAAGTAGAGGCCCACCGTTTCGTCAGCGTCCAGGTTGTCGAGAACATCAGGCTTTGCGGACGCCAATTGACCGAGGAAGCCAACGCCGCGCTCGATTGCGCCGGTAGAGACAGCCTGTTGCGCCTGGGCGAGCATGGACGTGTATTCGACTTCCAGCTTGACGCCGTGAAGCTCGGCAGGAGGCGGAGGCAGTTCGCCGCGCCGATGCATGATTGCAAACGTGCGGTCAATCGTCGGCTCAAGCTGGCCGCCGTAGACGTTTTCCAGGACAGGGCCAAGCTGCAAAAGCTGCTCTTCCTTGCGCTGCGTTAGCTCAAGCTGGTTGCGCGGCTGCACGCCTTCCATGTTGGTGATGGCAAAGAAGAGATCAGCGTACATGGTGCGCTTAATGCGCTCCTGAACCTCGTTGATATCCTCGCGCAGTTCTCCCAGGGAGATATTGACCTCCATCGCGGGCCGGTAGCCCTTGCCGGTCGGATCATCAACGTAGGTTACGGAGCCAGGAAGCAGCGATGACGGGTTGTTCTTCATGCTAATTGGCCCGGTCATTGGCGGGTCAACCTGCTTGTCAATGCCCTTAAGCTTCGTCACCTGCTCTTTCTGGAGCATCTTAATGTCAGCTAGCGCGACCATGGCCGGAGCAAGCGAATAGTGATCGTCGTCGCTCAGTTCCCAGGCGGGCGCGATGATCGGATTTTCGTCAAAGCCGGATTGCTCAAGCAGGACGTTTCCGGACTGCTGATCAAGCCAGTAGTTTGACAGCCAAGGCTTGTTCTTCTTGTCGGGCTTGGAAGGATCGCGAACGGCGCGCGGCTCGACGGCGTGCCATACGTCGAATAGCTCGCCGTACTTGCTGCTATTGTAGCGGTCCTGGATACGCTGACCGACATTGGCCCATCCGAACCGCTCAACGATACGCTGCACGCTCCACCGGAATGTGCGGTAGCAGGTGGTCGCGCGGCCCTTGTGATCGCGGGCAAGCCAGAACCGGCCATGAACCAGCTGGATCATGCGGACGGTGTGTTCTTCGTCCTCGATCAGGAGCCCACACGATTGGCCGAATTGACCAAGGTCGCCATAGCCCTGATGGAAGGCGTTGTAGACGTTCGATTGACGGAAGACGCGGCGCATTTCCGTTTCGACCTTGGCGAGGTATTCCTTGACCGGCGCGAATTTCTTCAGGTCGCTATCGGCCAGGGACAGCTTGAACCACGGACGCGCGGGCGAAGTCAGGCCCGAATGCATCCCGTTCTTAAGCGTGTTGTACGCAAACGTGCCGGTGCTATCGATGATCTTGCGTCGGCTCGATGGCCGCTCCTTGCGAGAATAGAGACGGATGCGCGTCGGCTCTACGTATTCGCCCAAGGCGCTCCATTCGTCTTCCCACGGCTGGCGAACCTCTTTCAGTTCCTCCAGGCGACGGCGATGGTAGCCGATCAGGCTTTCCGCCTGTGGCGTCATTGTGTCGGGCATTGATCAGTTCCCCAGGAGCGTCTTTTTCGCGGCCATACCGTCGCCCGCAGCGCCGTTGACCGTCGTCGCGGCAGGCGTGCCAGCGGTAAGGGCAGAGGCGGCGGTTGCGGCCGTGGACTGGACACCCTGTTGCGAGGTCAAGACGGTGTTCGATCCGGAGCGCAGCCGGTCGGACGTTCGGCGAGCGGCCGCGCCTTCCTTGTCTGCATAGTCCGGTGTCTTGGCCTGGGCAGGCTCTTCAGGAGCGACGACGGCAGGAGCGGGAGCGGGAGAAGAGAAAAGGCACATGGGCGTTAGATCCCCCAAACGTGAATTGCGATGATGATGAAGACGGCGAGGGCGACGCCGTGAGCAATGCCGCTGGCGATGATGGCGTGTCGCGAGCCGTAGAGCTTCAACGTGTCGGCAACCATTGCGGCGAAGACAGACACGATGATCAGGAGCGCGGCTAAGTACCGGCCGGAAATGATCGAAAGGACGAAGAGCGCCCCCTCTACGAAGCGGCCATTCGCGGCGATGTTCTTGGAGAGGGCGAGATTAAATTTATCCATGATGAGCATCCGTCACATATTGGCGTAAGGGTCGTACTCATCTTGATTAGGCATGTGATGGTTGTTGGAGCCGATTGGCGTCGAACGCTTTACGACGGGCTCGGCGAACGTCAGAGCCAGGGCGTCGCCATCGTTGGGCGAGGGAACGCCGCGCGCCTTCATGTCTTCCTTGCTTTCAAGCTGGATAACGCCGTCAAGCGTTGGCTTGGTTTCCGGACCAATGATGTCGTCATAAAGACTTTGGTCTTTCGGATCGATTGCGCCGCCCTCTTTCAGCCAGCGTTTCATTTGGCCCCAAATGTAGGCGCGCACGTTCTTGTATCCTGGCGCGACCTTAGTCGAGCCGAACCAGACAAGCCGCCAGGAGCGGCCCATGACTTGACCGGCCGAATAGATGCCGGTGCCATAGCCCGCGTCGATAAACACGGCGTCGGCTTCGTACTCGACTTCCAGGCGCGCGATGAGGTTCGCAACCTCAATATCGTTGTCGTTCTTTGGGATGCTGGCGAGCTTCTTTGAATAGAGCCCTTGCCGGAGCATGATCACAAGCGGGTCATCGCCGGTCCAGGCCGGATCAACGCCGATGATGACGGGCGCGAAATTGTACTGGCCTGGGACAAGGTGACGGTTGCGCGCTGCGTCGGCGTCGGCTTCGCTGATAAACTGCATAGCTGATTGGCTCGGGAATTGGCCGCGAACGCGAACCTTGACGATATCGCTATCCTCGCCGTTGTCGTCCACTAGCTGTTGAAGGAATTTCTTGTTCGTGCCTGGGACCGTGCGGCTATCGATTTGATAGGTGGTCCAGCGATGCTTAAATTTGCGGAAGCATTCGCGGAAACGGCCGCTGTTGCGCGTCGGGTTCCCGAACGCCACCCAAATGATAACCGTGTCTTCGTCGGTAAGCGCGCCTTCTGCGACTTCCCAAACCTTGTCATGAATGCGGCTGGCTTCATCGAACAAGAGCAGGATGATTTTGCCCTTGTTATGCAGACCGGCGAAAGCTTCCGTGTTGTGCTCGCTCCAGGTCACAAAGTCCTGTCGCCAGCTTTCGGAGCGCGTCGCGTCTTTTGCCTTCACTGCCATGGTGCCGATATCGAACCAATGGCCGGTTATGCTCATGCGGTGCCACTTGCCGATTTCCGGGCTTGTCTTTGTGCGTAGCTGGCCCTCTGTGTTGGCCGTCGTGACGATCTTTGCATCAGGCCAGCACGACAGCGCCCAATTTGACAGCATTCCCATTTCGGCGGATTTGCCGATACCGTGACCGCTGGCGACGGAGATCTTGAGAGGCTGATAGCGCGTCTCTGGATTAGCCAGATGGCGGGCGATGCATTGATTGATTTCGTCCTGCCAATTGCGCGGCCCGTCGATACCGTCCAATTCACCCACGCCCCAATCCCAGGCGATGCGGCTCCAGGCGGCAGGCGAGAAGCGGCAGGACGCGGCGAGGCTGATAATCTCGTCGTTCGGATCTGTTCTAGCCATAGCCGTCACCATCGAGCCAAGCGAGAACGAGGAGCGCGACCACGGCCAGGGAGCAGCCCGCAATGATTGCCCAGGCGTGAGCGTCTGAAATATCAACGCCGCACATCAGCCTTGTCCATGGTAAGTGGCTGCGGAAACGCCGACATAGGCCGCGCGCTTGCAGCCTGGGCAATCGATCTTGAGGCAATCGCCGTCGCGCGGATCGCTGATGTACTCCGCTTCCCGTCGCTCGAATTCGAAGACGGTCGCGCATTCCCGGCAAGTGAACCGGTGCACGGCCGTATCAGCGAGCTTTCCAAGCTTGAGGATCTTCATTCTACCGCCCCAGGTTCGACCGACGTTCGCGCGTGAGCGCGTTCTAGGCGTTCGGCTAGCTGATCAAGCCCCTTGATCTCAATTGTATCCTGGAAGGCGTTGACGGCGATATGTTTGCCTATCATTTCAAGGCGTTTCACGCGGTCGCTCATGCGAAGCTTTAGGACGCGGCCGACATTCTGCTTACCGCCTTCGGCATCGTTCTCGTAAAGCTCTTCAATATCGACGCCAGAAACGAGGCCTTGACGCCAGATCAAAGGCCATTCGTTGACGGGCAGAAGCGCGCCGCCTTCATCGTACAGATCGGCAATATCTGCGTCAGCTTCAGCAGCGAGCCGTTTCAGTACCCAATCGGCATTTATCTGCGTCCGTTCCGCACGATCTTCCAGCGCTGCTTTGACAGCGGCCGCCACGTTTGGTTTTGCAAGCAGCGTCGCACCGGTAGAGCGCGCACTAACGGTTGAATAGCCGGTTCTAATTGCGGCTTGCGTTGCGTTTAAATCGACAAGGTATTCTCTTACGAAAATAGCCTCGCGTTTAGTCAGTTCTAAAACGTCCTCAGACACGGCCGAGTTATCCCCATAGTTAACAGGGGTAAACAGATGCACCCGAAACAGTTGTCATTACGACACACTTACATTAGCGGTGACTGAAGTGACGGAAGCGTGTAGGATTACGCGTTTTATAACTAATTGAATTCATTGAATAAGTGACGAAGTGTAGGAAGTGTAGGATAGTCGCTTATACGCCCATACGGCAGACCTTTTGCTATTGCGAATGAATATCAAGCCCACGCGTAAGAGACACCCTATAGGGTGCGTCACTTCCTACACTTCGTCATTTCTGGAGTCCAAACAATGACTTAGGAAAGTGCGCATCCTACACGGCATCAACATTTCGTCACTTATCATGTGAAATCAACAACTTGAGCAGCCGTGCAACTCACGCCGCAAATCTGTGTTGTTTTGGTACACTCTGCGTTGACTTGTTGCGACATTCGCAATACCAACAAGGACGTACTTCCATACATCTTTGGGGACCAGTGAAATGCCTGAATTTAGGGACGGCGAAGGGGCTCGCTTCGTCGCGGTTATCTGCTTGACTATCGTGGGAATAAATTCCTATTGTTTGCTTACCGCTGGATTTGGCGGCGCTGCAATGGTGGTTGGCTGATATGATCGAAGAACTAAACGACACGTTGAATGAACGCCGCGCTAGGCTCCGCACAATGGAGCCTGGAGAGCGGTTTGAAATACGGCCTACGGAAACGAAGGCATGGCGCGAGGCTATAGGGCAGGAAGAGGCAGTTTGCTCTTCAGCCTGGAGGACTGAGGCAATCCCGACACCTGATAAAGGGCCGTTTACCTGGGCGATTATGGTAAACCGGATGCGCTTCTGAGCCGCTGATATTTGGCGACAACTGTCTTGCCCGATAAAGGGCAGGCAAACCAAAAAAACCGCCAACAGAAGGAAAGCGGAAAATGAGCATCAAACGAATTGGACTTGCATTCGTTGGCATGGCGGCGGCCGCGCTGGCGATGATTGCGGCACCGTCGAGCGCGCTGGCGTTCAGTGTGATCGTGTCGCCCGACGTGATCGTTTCGCAGTCGCTCGCAAGCCACACCGTGGCGCATGTCGTCGCACCGGAAGCCCCGGCGACCGTCCAGCGCGTCGATCTGAGAATGCAGCCGAGCCCGAGCGCTCGCACCTTGCCGGGTGAGGCCGCCCGTTTCGGCTTCATCGCTTACCGTGGCCCCGATACGATGAAGCGCCCCGCCGACGACATCAAAGAGTGTACCCGGCAGTAATCTAAGCAAGACACAAAACCCAGGGCGGCCGAGCAATCGAGCCGCCCTTTTCAATGCGAAAGTCACAACACGCTGTTGACACAAAATTTCGAGCCGCGTATGGTGCGAATAACACAACAGTAACTGGAGATTATCGCAATGGCCTCTAAGAACCCACGCCGCAACATTTTCTGGCCGACCCACGTCAAGCGCGAAGGCAAGGTTGTGGCAATCCGCGACGTGCTCGTGAATAAAGCTTATCTCTTTATTGCAGGCAGCGCCGCCGATGGCTGGGCCGTCTACATGCGTCCAGCCGGTGACGAAAGCCGCGCGCAGCAGGTTTCGCCGCTGCTTCACCGCGACCAGGGCGACAAGCTGGCGGATCTCCGCGCCGCCGCCGAGCGCGTCTATGGCATCAAATTCCTGAATAATCGCGCCAACGTCGCCAAGCACCCGGCCGAAAACTGGATCTGGCAGACGGTAGAAGCGCCGGAAGCGCGCGCAGAGCGCGTCGAGAAGAAGGCCGCCTCTATCGTTTTCGCAGCAAAGGACCGCTTTGGCGCTGACATCACCGGCATGCTCGAATGGCTCGAAACCGAGCGCGTACAGCACTGCTATATTGAAGCGAACTCCGGAAACTGGATTGTGCGCGACGAGGAGGGCTTCCTTGCCGAAGCGACAGCCCTTGCTATCATCCGCATTCGTGACGTGCCTGCCGACGTTGCCACCCAGGAAGCCGCCCAGGCGCGCGACATGAGCGCCTCCGATGATATTGCATTCTGGACGCTGGAAGCTACCAAGCGCCCAGGCGTTCCGCTTTGGAACAACCTGGACATTCCGGCTGACGTTGCCGAGGACATCGACGCGGCTAACTGGACGGTAGGCAGCGGCATCAAGGACGCGAGCGGCCGCCGCGAGATCTTCCGCAAGCGCCGCGCCGAGGCCTACGCCGCGATGTATCCCGACCACGCGGCCGAGCTTGCCGCCGAGAAAGCCGCCCAGGTCGAGCCATTCGACGCCGCGAAGGTGAAGATTACCCGCAAGCGCTTCAGCGCCACCCAGGGCGAAGTTCTCGTAGAGTATGACGGACGCCGCATCGAGCAGTATGGCGACAACATCAAGCTTGCGGAAACTGGAGCCTGGGAAGGGTTGACGGACGCCCATTGGATTGCCATCGCCGAGCGCGAAGCAGTAAAGCGCGGACTTGCTGCCGAGCCCGCCGCAGCGCCGTCAATCGCCCACTACCACCGGGAGCTACGCCGAGGTGCACGGATCGAACGGCTTGAAGTCGAGAACGCCGAGCTTAGGGCCGAGAACGAGCGCCTGAAGCTGGAAAACGCCGCGCTTTCGTTGAGCCTTGAGCAAACCGAACGCTTGCCAGCGCCGCCCGTATCGCGCTCGACACGTACCACAGTGCACCCAATCGCGAAGGGTGGCGCGAACCCGGTTTTCACCGTGACCGGCCGCGAGGCTGACGGCCATGGAGGTGAGCGCATGGTTGACGCTGATTTCAGCACCAGGGCGGAAGCTGAAGCGTACAGGGCAGAGCGCGAGCAGGAAGGCCCCGGCAGACTTGTGGGCATGTTCCTGGAGCGCAACAAAGCCGCAGTGGCGGCAGACGAGGCGGCAGGAGCCAAGCCAAATTACTTTGGATGGTGCGACATCTACCCCTTCTAGCAAGCTTGACCAACTCGCCCAATTTGTGATGAAGCTGGAGGCGGCCAATTTGGGCCGCCACACCAGGGACGCGCGACAATGGGCGATAAAGTCACCTACATGCACGGCGATTGGAAGCCGAAGCGGACGATGAAAGACCGGCTCCGCTGGCTTCTATATCGCGGCCTTCCGTTCGTTGCCGTGGCCGTCGTCCTCAAGATCATATCCCTTGCCATGGCAGGCTAACGCCGCCGACCGATCCGACCACAAGCGCGGCTAACCACCGCGCTTTTATTTTGCCCAGGTGATGTGGTTTCCACATTATCATGTTGACACAAAATTTTGCCTCCTGTACTGATGTGACTAATGCAACACATTAGAGGCAAAACCGCATGGCCCGCTTTACCAAGACAGTCAACATTTGGAACCTCGACAGCGAGCAGCGCGCCGCGCTCCAGATCGGGCAGTGGGTTTCCGCTGGCGAGGATGGCCCGCGCGGCCGGTTCTACGGCGAAGGCTCTTCGACCGTTGCCGCCTGGGTAGGGAACGCGCGTCGCTCCGGCGATTATCGCAGCTACATGTCCACGATCCACAACTACGGCAAGGTTGTTCGCGCAACCGCCGCCCTGGTCGCGCTCCGCAACTCGAACGAACAGGCGGCCGCGTAATGTACCAGCTTTTTGAAGCAGGCCGCGAAGCGTTCGACGTGTTCACCAAGTCCAACCGCTTCGCTTGCGTCCTGGTCCGTCAGCCAAAGGGCCACTGGTCACTCTACTGGAACAGCAACGCAACGCGCGGATCAGCCCGCAAATTTGCGACCGCCCCGGCAGCAATCGAATTCATGCACGCCCGCCGCGTCGCGAAGGGCTGGAAAACGACTTGATGCAGTTCGGCGACGGCCTTCGGGCCGTCATCCAACAGCATGAGGAGCAATGCGGAATGAGCATCGGAATTTTCAAATCGGAAACCCCGTACACGACCGGCCGCAAGCCGATCAAGTCGGGCTTTGACAGCCTGGAGGCCGCCGAAGCCTGGGCGCGCGCAAACTTCGAAATCTCGTTCTACGACGTGGACGAGGATTGCGAGAACTGCGCCGACTTCATCACCAAGGGCGGCGACATCTACGCCGTAGAGCCCGCTTGATGCGCCGCGCCCTTCACGCCCTTGCGGCGATGGTCGCCGGGTTCGGCTTCAGCATCGCTTTTTTCATTTCCTACAACAGCCAGCTTGTCACCCAGGCGCGCATTGACCAGGAGGTAAACGCCTATGCCGCACACCGTCACCTTTGATTTTGACGAACTCGTCATCCCGATCCTGGGCAAGAACGAAAGCGGCCTTTTGATCTACGGCAACGCCGAGCTTGTCGAGAACTACGCCGGATCTCCGGACGAAGGCTTTTACGTGAAGTCTATCGTTCTCAGCGACGGCGCGGAATTGACCCCGACCGGTCGCGGCTTCCTGGGATTGCCGAACGCCTTTGAGGCCGAGCTTTTCAAGCGCGCGGCCGCAGTCATCGAAAGCGAAAACACCGCCATCGGCCGCCACGCGGCAACCGAATGGAAAGACAGCATCGAACGCTTGAAGGAAGCAGCATAATGGCCGTGCCGTACCGTCTCACCCCCGATGAAATCAAAATCATCGACCTCTTGTCCCAGGGCACCCAGGCGAAGGTTATCGCCGATGTCATGGGCGTCACCAAGCACGCGGTTGATTACCGCGTGCGAGGCATGATGGCGGCCATGAACGTCAATAGCGCGGCCGGTATCGTCGGCAAGGCGTTTCGTCAGGGGATCATTCAGTGAGCGCCATTGCCATCGATATCGAAAAGACAGCGGCGTGGATCGCAGGGCATCGCCTCGACCTGCGCACCGACGCGGGAAAGCAGATTGCGCGCCTGATAGCCGAAGCGATCCAGGCCGAGCGCAAGCAAAACCAGGAGGCGGCCGAGATCGAGCGCGCGAACCTGATGGAGGCTGTTGACGACGCGGCTAAGAACGCGTTCGAAATGGGCGAACACGCCGAGCGCTTGCGCGCCCTGGATCTCGTCAAGGCATGGGGCAGGGGCTTGAACGGTAGCGAATACCTATCAAGGTCAATTGGCGTGTTGTTCGACCAGATCAAGGGCGGCGGCCTGGAGCCGCAGAACGTCACCGCCCAGGCTATCGAGCCTTGTGCGCAGATCGCCGACACCTGGAAAGAATACGCGGGCGACTTCAATTCCATGACGGACGAAGAAGTTGAACGCGAGCGCCAGAGGGCGCAGGACGAAGTTGACGAACACGAAAGCTGGCTGGAAGCCGTCGCCTCCTGGGAGGCGGCAGGCAAGCCGAGGAAGGCAGTAGAAGCATGAGCGGCGGCCGATCCAGAACCCGCAAGGCGCGCAAGCGGCACGAGGCTGCCAACCCGAGCGCCCCGCAAAACGCCCGCGAGATTTATTGTTGCGGATGCGCCGCCGATGTTACGGCGCGGCTGACAGACGGCCGGGAGGTTTACGCCCACCGGCCGGATCTTGCTGCACTTCCGTTCTGGAAGTGCGACGCTTGCGGCAACGCCGTGGGGTGCCACCATAAGACGGATAACCCAACCAATCCCCTAGGCGTCATCCCAACGCCAGAACTCAAAGAGGCGAGGAACCACATTCACCGCCTCATTGACCCGCTTTGGCAGTCGAAGCGGATCGGCCGGAAAGAGCTTTACGCGAAGCTTGCGGCGGCCGTCGAAGCGAAGTCTTATCACACGGCAGACATTCGAAGCATCGAGCAGGCTCGCGCCGTCTATCGAGCGGCCCAGGAGATTGCCGCCAACCTGCCGCAGAAAGGCAAACCAGAATGAGCACGCCGAAACAAACGCGCTTCGCATGGTCGCGGGACAAGCAGACCGGGCGCTATCGATCGGTTGAAACCTACACCTTGCGAAAGGGCGGCATTGCCTATGCAGTCGCGCAAAAGGGAATGTCCGGATGGTTCGCATACAACGCGGAGGGATGCCCGGTACATTTCAACACATCGAGAGAGAGCAAGAGCTTTACAGACGCCACGGCCGAAGCGCTCAAGATTGTTCGCCAAGCTCTGGAAGAGGAGAAGGCAGAATGAAGACTTCCGAGCTTGAAGCCCTGGTTGAGGCCATGGGTCCGCCGAAGGACAACACTGCATATCACAACGCCGTGCGCGAGGCCCGCCGAGGGATAGAGAAGGCCGAGCGATATTTCGGTTGCCCGGTCAGGATCAGTCACCAGCATACCAGGACAGGCCCCGGCAGCTACGTGTTGACCTACACGTTTATACCAGCCGAGCAGGCGTAGAATTTTTGATAACACCGCCACAAAGGAGCCCGCGTCTTGCGGGCTTTTTTTATACCAAATTTCGGGCTATGATTTGAACATCGAATTACCGGCCGCGCCGAAAACCGCTTATAACATCATTGATAACACGCCTATGAAAAAGCCCGCATTTGCGGGCTTTTTAGTGCCAAATCATCCCATCGCCCATCGGATGATGGCCCCTTGTGTTGCGGGCTTTTGCCAGAACGCCACGTTGATGAATATTGCAAGGTGTTGTGATAATTACACTATACAAGTGGGTTCAACACCGATATCGATAACAATGTTCCAACTGCTACAGGTATGTTATCAATGGGCACCGTCGTTAAGCGTCCTCGAAAGGACAAAACAATTGCGTTCCTGGCTAAGGTTTCGATCATGCGAAACGGCCAAACGCACCGTGAGAATAAGACGTTTGACAAGAAGGCCGCCGCCCTGGCGTGGATCGCGGAGCGTGAAGAGGAGCTTTCAAAGCCTGGGGAAATCGGGCGCGCTGGAGCCGACCGAAAGACGCTTGCCGACGCAATCGATAAGTACATGCTCGAAAGCGTCAAGAAGCTAGGGAAGTCTAAGAAAAACTGCCTGTTGAAGCTGAAGACATTCGCCATTGCCGGGAAGGCGTGCGAGGACATCACAAGCCAGGACATCATTGCCCTGGCGGCCGACCTGGGGAAGACCAGGAAGCCGCAGACGGTTGCCGTTTACCTATCGCACCTGTCGGCCGTGTTCGCCATCGCGGGGCCAGCATGGGGTTTCAAGTTGGATGAGGCGACGATACTGGGCGCGCAGAAGGTTGCGCGGAAAATTGGCATTATCAAGCAGAGCGACAAGCGCGACCGCCGCCCCACGCTGGAGGAGCTTGACCGAATCTTGACCGCTTACGGCGAGCGTTCGGCCCGCCGACCCGATCAAATGCCAATGCAGAAAATAATCGCGTTCGCCATATTCAGCACACGCCGACAAGAAGAGATTTGCAATATCGCGCCGGGTGACGTCGATCATAGGCACAGCCGCGTTTTGGTCCGAGACATGAAGCACCCAGGCGAAAAGATCGGCAATGATACGTGGTGCGATATGCCGCCCCAGGCGCTTGCCATCCTCGATTCAATGCCGCTGACAAATGGCCGCTATTTTCCATATGATCCGAACGCCATCAGCAAGAGCTTTACGCTCATGTGCAAGGTTCTCGATATCAAGGGTTTGCGTTTCCATGACTTGCGTCACGACGGCGTGTCGCGGCTTTTCGAAATGGGCCGCTCAATCCCGCAAGCGGCAACCGTCTCCGGTCACCGCTCCTGGGAATCGCTCAAGAGGTACACGCACATTCGCCAGAGCGGCGACAAATACAAGGGGTGGCCGTGGCTTAAGATCCTGGCAAAAACCACATCAAAAGCAGCATGAGCCCCGAGCCAACAGCGAAGCAACCCAAGCCCGCAAGGGC